TAATTATTGATTTCCACGAACTTGAACAATAGCAAATCAAAGTACAACTCAAGTAGATGCAAGTAGTTATTGACCTTGAAATTATTACTCAAGTGATACATTCATAAAATATAATTGAAGATGGGACACAACTGACAATGCAAATCTCCGGTGATGAGAAACCTGAGTAGTAACTATTAACAATGCTATCACAAACACAGGAGTGACAAGCATAAATGGACAAACTTGAGATATATCTATTCAATGATTACCAAGTGGATGAACAGTATGACAAGTATTACAGATGACAGCAAATTGACCTGCATGGGTTACGTTAAGTTAATCAGATTTTATCTCCTAACATATAACACTATGCCTTGTGGAAGATGATGAAAAAGAAAATAATCTGAGTAAAATCAGAGCAAAATAAAAGCTGAGATGAACAACAATCCATCTCAGTTTTTAAATAACTCTTATTTTATTTTTACCAACGAAACAACCTACTATTTCTCTTTATTCTTCCTATGTTTCTCACAATATATCTTGTTCAATTCATGGTCTACAGCTATTCTACACTTAATACAATATTTTCTATTAGCTACTTTTTGGATGTCTTTTCAACATCTTTCGCATTTCATCATCATTTTGTTTTTTTGTTAGGCATATAAAAGTCGCATAGTATATGTGCTATTTCTCTCATTTTAGCCATATTCTGTTCCTCAAACTCTGAAAGGTCGTTTAGTTCTTCTATTAGTTTATCTACTTCAGATTTTTCCATATCTATTATTTAATCAGTAAACATTCTATCAAATAACATAGGATCATATCAGTCATAATCATCTTCATCATAATCAGCTTTCTTTTCTTCTTTCTTAAATGTGTCATATATACAAGCCTTACAGTTTTCTATAGCTATTCCAAACATACAGTCCTTACAGATTTCTTCTCTTGCTTTATCTAGTTTGTCCATTACTTTAAAATAGAAATTAAAAAGCTGATAGGCTCATCATCAATAGCTAATCGCATCAACAAGCTCTCATAATCATCAAATCAGTCTATTGTTGAAAACTCATCTAAGTCTATCTTATCATTATCTACTAGCCGTTGAATAAATCAAAACTCTTTCGTGTACCATACAACAGATTTCCAAGTATTCTTTTCATTATTAAAGTTCTTAACCTTTCTCCTTATACATCCATCTACAAATCAATATTCTAATACATCTCCATCATACTCATTGAGTAGTTTTAGTAGTTTATCCATAATATATAAATAAATAATAAAATCTGACATATACTTCATATAAACATTATTATACTAATTCGCAATGGGTTCTCCATTCTGATTTATTAAAATTTAAAAGTCTGATTAGTAAGTATTCGTTTTCAAATACTTTCTATATTTCTCCTAAATCTCTAAGCTCTTGTAGTGTGTCTTCTTCCATAAATCAATTTATTTTAGGGAATTTCTTGTCTAAAAACTCTGCTGTATTCTTAATATAAACCTCTTTTAATTGGTCTTCAAACATTTTCTTATACTGCTCTAATTCCTCTTTCAGCTTTCTATTCTCTTCTTCTAAACCATCTCTATGTCTTCTTACTAACTCTAGATTTGCTTTCAGGCTTTTATTCTCTTGGTCTAACTTCACAATAAACTTTTTCAGTTGGTCTTTTGTCATTATGCTCAAATTTATTTCCATTCTCTCCATAGGTAAATAATATAAAAGTCTGATTAGTCTAAATTACTACAATAGCATAAATCAATATTAACACTCATCGTATAACATCTCTTATAGCATTCCATTTTATACTCGTTCTCAAATCTTCAATAGTTTGCTCTAACTCTATTTCTCTTTCAGATTTCTTTTCTTTCTTTTCCATCGGTCATAAAATTAAATAAATCTGATTATCTAATCACTCGTTTATGAGTAAGGCTGAAGTCTTTTCATTCAGATTTTAATTTTTCTATTTCAGCATCTAAATCTTCTTCTTCATTATCTGTATAATAACCTCACACACTAAACATTCTTTTCTCTTTGACTTCTAGACATTTCATAAGTCTGATTTCTTTTATGCTAAGTCAGCACCACCATTCTCCATCTCGGCATTCTATATCATCATTAGGTGGTAGCTTCTCTAAAAGCTCTATTAATCTCTTTATTTTCATTCAGATTCCTTTTTTTATGTAAAGTTTCTAAAGGCTAGTCCACCTCCTAGCCCATTAAGGTATATGATTTTTACTTTATTATAACATAACTACTAAGGTGGTAGTAGCCGCAGGATTTCATGAGAGGCATTTTAGACCTCCTTGTAATGTCTCCACTACAAGCTACCTGACTAGATCCTTTATCGGCGATTTGCATTCCATAAAACTAAATATATGAGCTATAACATCTACTGTCCATCCATTACCTAGCATTTTATATCTCTGAGAATCTGATACTCCTTCAGTGTAATTATCTGGTAAAGTTTGTAATCTCTCATACTCTATAGGAGTCAGTTTCCTGATCACTTTACTATACACTCCCTCATCTCCATGTGTTGTAAGTGTAGCAGATTTCTGATGTATAACTCTTCCTCTTCTTGTGGTTGAGTTAGGGTAAGCCAAGCTGATTCCATCTCACTCATGAGCTACGATGTATCATTGCTTGGTTGCTTGTTTGATTCTTAATTCCCCCCCCTCGTATATACTAGGTCTGAAGCTATCTTTTTCTCATGATTACCTCATCATGTAGTTACAAGAGTCGCACATTTACCATCTTTATCTTCTAATCTTTTCAGAATATCATACTTATTTGCTAATAGTTTCTCCCATCTTTCTTGTGAATAATAATATTTTTCATCTACATTTTCTTGGAGTATATCTTTTAACATAATTCCCCTATCTTTTGGTTGAGAAACACTAGGTATATTCGTTCGGTATAATCTTTTTCTGTTCTGTGCTGACACTAAGCTAGAGTTTATCTCTATAGGCTCTACTCATAACTCTCTGCTGATTATATCTTGCCATTCTTTCTTCATTTTTACATTCTCTAGTAAGAAGTATTTAGGTTTACATTCTCTAAGGATTCTTACATACTCAAAGAATAATTTACTTCTTGGATCATCAAAGTTTAACATCTTACCTGCTACACTAAATCATTGACATGGAGATCATCAGATAAGCAAATCTACATCATAATCAGCTCAGTTTACTTTCGTTACATCTCAGATTTCTATAATATCAGGATGATTCTTTGTGGCTATCTGAATAGCATATTTATCTATCTCACTTGCATAATACTTATCTATCTTTATTCATGCCCTTACTAATGCCTCATATCAGCAAGCCATTCAGTCAAATAAACTTAATACTCTCATTTTATCATCAGTAAGGAATTGAAATCTCATACTCCATTCGTATGCAGAATAACATAACTAGTATGATTACAGTCCATGCTCAGATTTCTATTAATATGTCTTCTCGTTTCATGATCTATTCAATATAAATAGTTAAAACATTCTTCCTAGAAACTCTATCCCACGCTTTAGTATTCTCTAAAGCTTTTTCAGTATCTTTATCTATTCTAGATCATATAGGTTTTAAGTCTGTTCATAGAAAATAGCTTTTTATCTCTTTCTTTAAGTCAGATATGTCTAGATGAGCATTATATTCTTCATCATAGATATAAACATCCATGTTCTGATCAAATCATTTAAGCTTTTCTATTAGTTCTTTTACTTTCATTGTTTATATAGGTTATAAAATCTTTCATACTATTATTGCTAGTAATACTGCAAAGAATACTGTTCGAAACATCTCTATAAAATTAAGAAATAAAATCTGATTATTATCTGTTCCTAATATTAAATGTTGCTGGATCTATCTTCCCATATATCTTACTTAAACAAGCTACCATATTTCTTTGCCAATTTCAGTCGCTTGTTGCATATCTCTTTCAATTATCATCCCAACTCTGACAACTACCTGCATTAGATAAGCAACCTAAAGTCTGAATCTTGCCTAGGTATTTGTTGTTCAGAGTTTTACCTATTGCTTCTAATCAACTTTCCATAAGTGCATATGTAGGTCTATCTCATCTATCATTACTACCTACTGAACCTATATTCTTTTCTCCATATCATCTATTCCCTCAGCTAGTCTCTGCTATTGTTATACATAGTATCACTCACTCAGTTAATCTATAGTGGTCTTCTACTTTCCATATTGTGCTAGGATCTAGTCCATAAGCTAAACTCATTTCCTTAAATCTTTCATGTGGTGTATCTTTATCTATAGGTGGCATCTCTTGATGTAATCAAAGTTCATCTTCTACTAATTTTCATGGTTCTCGTAATTCTGCTGTTCATGCTGTTTCTGTTTCAGATTCAGCTTGTGTTTGTATATCTCACATATACCAATTCCCCCAACATAAAGGCAATAACATCATGATATAAGCTATGATCATTCAGATACATATACTTAAACCGTTATCATGATAAGTTTTAAAGCTGTTTAATTTGTAAGTCATTACGTTTAATAAGTAATAAATGGAGTTTGCAGGATTTTACATTTATTCTCTTGGTAGAGACCTCAGTTATTTAGACTTGCTGAATACAAGTACCAACAAACTCTTGTATTTTAGAGTGTTTGGTTCACTTAAATCACTAGATATTGTAGGACTAAGCCTCTTAATTAAATGGTAAATCAATTATATCATCATCTTTCTTAGTTGCGTTCTGATAAGCCTCTCTTAATTGTTTCTCTATAATCTCATCTACTGTGTATTTACCTTTGATTTTACCAATGTAATCATCTTCACTTAAGCATTGTTGCATAAACTTAGTATTAGCTATAGCTCTCTGAAACCAACCATTAGGGTTATCATCTACTGTCTTCTCTGCTTTCTCTCCTTTCTTTTCAGATTTCTTTTCTTTTACATCTTCTTTTAGTAGCTCTTTTCAGTGAGTATTAGTAGCATCAGCATCCTTAACATCATCTATACAGAATAGTCAGTTAAGAGCATATTTCCTTGCATAGCTTGATGCTGCTCATGTGATTTGGCTTTCATCCATTCACTTCTTGCTTTCGCTCTCTCTAGCATAAGCTACATTTTGTTCTATAATTTCTCATGTCTCAGCATCTCTTAATGTTGCTGTAGCCTCTACATATATTCTATCTCCTACTGCTACCACATTGTCTGATAGAGTTAAAGTAGTTTCTGTAGTTGCTAGTAAAGGTTTAACTGCCTCTAATATATCTTCACATGATCTGTAGTTGTATCAACCAAAGCTATTCCTCTGATTCTTAGGTGCATTAAGGCTAGCTTGGATAAGTAATAATTTTGTTGTCTTCATTCCTCTTAGATATTAATAAATAAATTATTCTGATTTAATTTTGTGTTTAGACTCTATATAGTCTATGTGGTGCTTGAGTAATTGCTTAACTTGTTCAGATTTAGCTTCTTTATATTTCTCTCTTAATCTCTGTAATCTGTTAAGCTCTATCATCTGTCTCATTAACTCAAGTTTAGCTTCTCTACTCATGCTTAGGTTCATAATAAGTTAAAGCATCTAACATGATATCATTCTCAGTTTGTACCTCATCAAAGTGTCATCTATTTTCTTCTATCCATTCCTCATCATGTCCTCTTTCTAAGGCATCTATCTCCCATGCTTCTGATAGTTGATCTCTAAACTCATACATTAATACCTCAAATGCTTCATCTCTCATTTTCTCTGAATAGAAACCGTTGTTATATACTTGTAATGCTTTGAATATTCTGTCTAGTGCATTACCTTGATAAATAATTTCTTTAGTATCTTTCATTTTGTTATTGGTTATAAGATAAATTACATCTTCGTAGGTTATGGTTAATCAACCATAGATTTTGGATATGTAGTAGCTTTCAGTATTTCTGAAAGTGTTTTCTAATAACTACCTCCATTTTGCTTTCAGCATTCTTTTTGCTTGTAGCATAGAAATCGTATGTCTCTAAGTATTCTTGCATTTTGGTTTGTAGTAGGTTAAAATATTTCTTTCAAATCTGACTCACACAACATACTCATCATCTGGGACTATCTCATATATTTTCCATCATGCTCTTTGCATAAACCATAACGTAGGCATTAGCTTTCATGTCCTAATCATGCACCATGTTTCTTGCATAGCTAAAGGCTCTATGTCTTCTATTGGATCGAAATCATTAAAATGGTTTTGCATAATCTCATCTACTTGTTGCTCATAATCAGTCTTTGACATATTTTCATCAGTAATAATAAATGTCTAACTCTTTATTAACTACGTACTTATCTTTCATTAGTTTGTATGTCCTGTATTCCTCATCTCCATCATCCATTTTGACTATCACTATAAATACATTGCTTAAGTCCATTATCTTTTGGCTACCTTCCCATGTTCATGATCTGTTAGTATGGTGTAGCATTACAATTGCTATGTTTAACCTCTGTGCTAGCTCTTGTAATTCCTCCATGCACTTATTTTGATTATTCCTAGCATCTTTCTCCAAATTCCCTTGTATTCTACTGAATGTATCTATCACGAATAATTGGTATCAGTCCATTGCTGCAACCTCGATTATTTGTTTTAATCTAGGCAATGTAATTCAGTTTGGGCTGTTGTGATACTTAAATCTGCTCAAGTTATCGTTTATGTATCTCTCCATATCTTTCTTCTCTTCCTCTGTAAGTTTTCACTCTCCAGATAAGTCCCTTTTTGTTTTGTTATGAAACCATAACCATCTTGACTGTCGCATGGTTTCTATTGGAAATTCTAAATTGATATAGAAACCTTTAATTCATTTTTTTGCATTCCTTTCTATCATGTCTAATGCAAATGTTGTTTTTCAACTGTTGCTTTCTGCGATGATAGTTGCAAGCTCTCAAGTAAGGATACATTCGAACTCATCAAATACCTCACTTGGATAATCGATAGCTGTTTTCTCCTTAAATTCGTACATTTTGTTTTGGTTAGTTAGGTAAAGTTTAATTGAATACTGTTCGCTTGTTTTCGTAATCATTTCACTTTATCATCTCCGAATGTCTGCTTTAGATCTTCCCATAATGTTCTAGCTGGCGATGAGTTTCAGAATTTATCATCAGACTTTTTCTTATCTCTAAACTCTTTAATAACTACATATAAGCTCTCATCTAACTGCTCATCCGTTGGCTTTTGAAATTCTTTAATTCGGTTCTCAAACTTTTTAACATAGGTGTAATCTTGTTTAATTCTGCATTGACAGTTGTATAGCACCATGCTTTTTTTAATATCATCTAGTGTTATTCATTGTTTAAGCTTGGCGTTTATTAGCTTATTACATACCTTTTCATCTATTCACTTACTTTTTCAGTAGTAATCTGAATATATATTATCGTAAGATAATATATTATTATTCTCTTTCTCTTGTTCTTGGTTTTTCTGGGTTATTGTTGGGTTATGATTGGGTTTTACTTGGGTTTTTTTGGTTTTTGATAAGTTCTCAACTGCGAAATCTTTTCTTGGTCTTCATCATTTCTTTCAATTTTCTCTAGCAATTTCTGCTCTAGTTCTTGATGAATCTAAATCAAACTGCTTAGCTTTAAATAATGAATACACTAATTGATTTTCTGTCGATGGTTCTACACCGTATAGCAAGTATTTTGTATATGCTAGTAATACTAATCACTGTGTCTCATTATCTAAATGATCCAAACTGTTTAGCATTTCTTCATGAACTATTGCATACATAGGTTAAATTTGCTTTTCATATCAGCTTGCATTTTTATTTGATAGTAAGAAATAAAAATAAGAGTTCTGAACACACTTTAGAACTCTTACTTTCTTATTCCTTTATCGTAGGATCGTATTGCTACTTTGAAAAAAGAGTTTAATTAAGTGTGTTGCTACTTGGGAAAGCATGACCAAACCCTTTTACAACACAGCTAATTAAACCCTTTTCCTGTGTTGTCATGCTTTTTTATCTCATTAAAGGCAATGGCAACACGATATTCTCAGTTGAAAGACAAAGAAAAAGTCGCCTAGCATTTATGCTAAACGACTATTCATGATATATATCATGGGAGGGGTGGGATTCGAACCCACGACCTTAATGTTAAAGGGGGGGGTCCTTATCTAACCTTTCCTAGTCGTAAAGCATCATGCTTTACCTTTAATTTGATGGTGGAATTATAACCCTAAAATTAAAAAAATCAATAGATTTTTATGTAGTTATAAACTAGACTTTCTCAATGTGCCAGAATTTAACTAAAAATTCTTCATACTTTTTCTTTTAAAGATCATCTTAATACATGGCAATAATTTTCTGTTGTCTTAATATCACTATGTCCTAGTAGTTCTTGTATTTCTCTTATATTCATTCAGTTTTCTATTAATCTTGTAGCATAACTATGTCTTAATGTATGTACTGTTATTCTTTTATTCAGATTTATATTATCACTATACTTTTTCATGATTTCACATACTGTATTTTTCTTAATTACATTTCAATAATCATATCAACTATTATGTGAAATAAAAACAAAATCAGACTTTTTTTCTACTTTTCAAGTTCGTGGTATAGGTTTATCTCTTTCTATCATATAATCATCTAATAATCAAAGTGTAGAAGGTGTAAAGAATACTCGCCTCGCCTTATTACCTTTTCAGATTATCCTTGTCTCTTTCTTTTTAATTTCATCAACGGTTAAACCTAACATTTCACTTAATCTTAATCAGCTTGTATAACCTATATTACATAATAACTGCATTCTTAAAGCATTGATTTTATATTTTTCATAATCTCCTATGAAATTAAATAAAGCATGAAATTCTGGATCAGTTAAACATTCAATATAATCAGATTTTATTTTTTTTGTTTCTATTTTTCTATGATCTAATCAGCATTCATACATCAGATTTAAAAATTTTAAAAAAGATTTAATAGCAACTAATTTTGTCTGTATTGTAGAGTGAGAAATAGTAGGTTGTACCGTATAGTAAATACTTGTTTTTGGTGTAGGAATTTTAGATAAGTATGTTTTTCGTTTCTCGATATCTATAAGTCTTATTTTGTTTATATCAACAGTATTAACTTTATTCTCTATTTTGTACCGTTTTGTAAAAACTTTTAAGTCAGACTTATAATTGTATAGAGTATTTTCAGAATATAATCTATTTTGTAAATAGATCATTCGTTCTCAAATAAGATTTTCGTTTATTATCATTTTGGTTTATTCTAAATAAAGTAATAATATTATAAAAATGTCAATATATATTTTCAAGTCAAAGTACAAGAAATAGTAGTTTTTAACTGTGTTTTTAAAAATCTTTCAATATAAAAAACCCTATCAAATGATAGGGCTTTTATTGCAACTTAGTCTTTTTTACTTTTTCGGAATTCCTCCAAGTCTTTTCTTCTTATATATCTAATGCTGTATGGGTTCTTTTGCTCTCCTCTCTTACATTTTGATTTTGCTTGGTTGTTCTCAAACTCAATTGGGATATAATCAGACTTTCTTTTTTTTATGGTTAGTCTGTTTAGATCCTCTATTTTTTCTAGTTCTACTAGTTTATAAGCTCTTATGCCCTCAACTGTCATTTCTTCTGTGGTAGTATCTAAAATTATTTGCATTTTATCAATATAAAAATATAAATCAATTGCTTTTCTTATGTGGTAGTAAGTAAGGCAGAGTAAAAAGACCGTAGGGGGTAGAAATATCCCCTATTTTCTTTTATTCAGATTTTTTTTAATCTGTTCTATCCTCATTTTATAATACTCTCCTGTAAAATTATGGCTGTTCTTCTCCATTTTGTATCAAATTATTATGGATATAATCGCCACAATTAAAACAATGGAAACACAAGCCACAATTTGCGGCGTGGTCATCTCTTGTTTTTCTGTATTTTGTGAGCTGTGCTGTTGGTTGTTTCTCGCTGCTGCTCAAGCTGCTGCAAATGTGGCAACATGAATTGCTGGGTTTGTCATTATTTTAATAATCCGTTAACTCATAAAAGTATCAACAAAATTGCGATCTGTATCATCTTATTTTTGTTAAAAATTAAAACTAATTTTTTAAATATTCTGCTGTTTCATTTATCGCTTGTTCTCGTAAATCTCCCCTTGATCTAAAAACATCCCCATCATATTTTGAGTAGTTTTGATTTAAGTAATGCTCAAAGTCAAGCTGGGCTTGATAAATAAAATCTTTTGCCAATTCATAGGCTATCTGCTTTTTATCTCATTCGAAATATTTAAAATATTCCTCGTATTTTTCTTTTAACTGTTTGCTGTTTAATCGTTTCATTTTGGCTATAATTACAATATAAAATTATAAGTTTTTAATATAGTTTTCGTTGTTTATAATCTGGTGTATTTCTTTTCTTCAAAAGTCGTATAAGGCTTCATAAAATATATACTCTCTCTGTATATCTGACAAACCTTTAAACTCTTTTTGCTTTGTTGCCCATTCATAGCATTTCCCCAAGCAGTCATTTATGGCTTGAAAATATACATTTTCTAAAATATTTTCTGCACTGTCATATAGTGGATCAGACTTATAAAAGTCTAATATTTTATTTAATTGTCTCTCCATTTTAGTAGTTGGTTAAGTGTTAAAATATCTTGCCTGTTTCTGCAAGTTTTCGCTCTAAAAGTATATACTCGTAGAGCCTTTCCCTTTTGTTTTTGTCGTTTGTTTTATGGTAGTTTTTAATTGTTCCCTCTACGTTCTTTGGGCGAGGTATCCCCCGATATTTTCTATACATATTGTCTATGTCATATTTTCATAAATAAGTCCTCATTTTATATATAAGTTAAAAATTAAATAAGTATAATGCCATCTCCTTTTTGGCTATATTCCCCGCTCTCTAATCTCTCCTCGTATCAGTCTTGCCCCTCTCTTATAAAGTCTCCATTTACAACTAAATTGTCAACAATGCTTGCGGGCGTATCATCCCCCCTGACTCCTATTTCATAGGCTATTTTCTCGATATAGTCTAATATGCAATTGTATTTATCGGTGTCGCAATTATCCACCCAGTCCCTAAGCTCTTTATATAGAGCCTCATATACAAAATCTCCAGTCATTTTAATAGTTTTTAAAAAATAAAAATTAATCATCAAAAACAAGCCCTTTTTCTCTCATATAATCATCTGCGACATCGTATAAGTCGACACTCTCCCCTATACTTATACCCCTTCCCGCTGATTTTTCGAAATAATCAACACAAGCGGAGTGGATCTCATCCTCACTTACAAACGAGAACCCATCCATATAGTCAATAAATTGTTTATAGTCTGCATCTGTCAGCATTTTTTCTATTCTTTGCCTGTCTTCTTCTGTGCTATAAAGCAAGAACTCATGCAATGAGTAAAAATTATCATCTTTTTCTACTACCTCTTGCAATAGTTCCCCTAAAGTTTTTATATTTTCCATTTTTTTAGTTGGTTATAAATTAAATATTAACTAATAAACTGAATAAAAGCTCAGTTTCTCCCCTTTCTTTTAATATGTGGCATATTGTGAAATGCTCGGGGCTTGTTTCTCCTCTATTCTTGATCCATCACAACAAAACATTATATAAGTCAATGCTCTGTTGTTGTTTTCGGTATTCTTCCCCCATAAATTTGACCGTTTGCCCTCATTTTTCAAATTCTCCCGTTTGTTCGTTGTATTTTCGGAAGCTCTCAAAAGCTCCCCTTTTTGTGTTGTATATTGTTTTCATGTTTTCTATTGGTTAAATATTAAATAATTTGGTAAGTTGTAAGCACTCCACCCGCCAAGGTGTAAATATTAAATAAGCGGTTGAGTTGCTGCCTTGTTTTGTTTGTGTTTTTTGTTTGTGTTGCTTTGTATATGTTCTCTAGTTGATCGTAAGCCCTTGCCGTGATTTCTTCGGCTGTGCTGTATTTTGTTTCCAGATTTCTTGCTTTTATTATTTCTTGCAGCCCATCCCTTAGCCATTCTGTAGGCTTCCCCGCCTCTCTATCTTCACAGTATAAAGCGGCGGCATTTTGTAAATCTTTTATAAGCTCTTGCATGGTTTTATATTTAAATCAATTAAAAAATTATATAAGGCGGAGAGTCTCCGCCCCCTTCTATTGTTTATTTACTCGCTCTGGTTCTATTAAGTCGCAGATTTCAAGGCTTTTAAAGTTTGCCCCAAATATTGCGTTGATCATTTCAAGGGCTGTTTGCCTTGTTGCTGGTTTTCATTTCAAAAAGTCTGCGGCTTCGTGGTATCTTTCCCAGTAGTAAGGCTGGGCAAAATATTTATCCCGTGCATTTTGGTCTTCTTCTGGTCGGTTTCGCCTGTGTGGTTCTGCTTTGTTTTTCTCTTGTAATTCAACTAATTTTTGATTGTATTCCTCCTCCATTGTTTTATTGATTAAATAATCAAGATGGAGTTCCTCTTGCTTCATTTGTTTTGTTTGCCATGTTGTAAATTCAACAAACCATTTTTTCCCATCTGGTGCTATAAAACAAGCCCTTGCTCTGTGGTTGTTAAAGTCTCCCTCTTTCTCCCATCACATAGGACAAAGCCAAAACTCGCCTTTTGTGTAGCTTTCTGCGTTTTCTTTTTTCATTTTTTCTAGTTCTTCAATAGCTTTTTGTTTCTCTTCTGCTGTGATTTCTTCCCTTTTTAATCAGTTTAAAGCGATATAAATTCATTCTTTTTGACATCCGTGAGCATAAGCTCTTGCTTGGATCTCTTTTAATTGTTGCTTGTTGTAGTTTTTCATGGTGGTAGTAAGTAAGTAATAAAAAATAGTTTTTAAGGGGGCTAAATAGCTAGCCCCTGTGTAAATTCAACATAAACACTCTGGAAAGTGTCTTTTTCTTTGTTTGTTAGCTTTTGATCTAACATAACGGCAATGTAAACCTGTGCCGCCCCGTGCAATGTTTTGCACTTTTTCAGGATTTGCAAATATTTTTGCATGATTATAAAATAAAAGAGTAAAAAGACCTAGTTGCAAAAGGTCTGTATTTTGAGGCTTGCAAGTGGTAGTTTTTGTGTGGTTTGTGTGGTGTGTGGTGGTTTTTGGTAGTTTGACATAAGCAAAAGGTAGAACCTGAGAAAATATCAAACAAGCCCCAAATATAGACTTTTTACAAATTATACAGATGTTAAATATCAACAATGCAACGGCGACTTTTTAGGGTGTCTTGCTTTTCTTCGTGGTAGTTTGTCAGACTTTTTTTTATTATTGCCTGCTGTATGTCTGACAGAAACAGGATCAAGGCAATAATGTTAAATGTTTAATTGATAGTATCATAAGCTCAAAGGCTTGGCGGTTGTCCATCTTATTTGATGCCTGCCCCTTTCAATTGAACGGTGGAATTATACTCGTATTTATCAAAAAAGCAAGCTAATTTAATAACAAGTGGACAAAAAATAAGAGTTTGACCAGTTAAAAAGCCTAATAAAAAAATCGTAGTAAATTATTAAAAAAGCTGTATAAAATAATATATAAAACATACAAAAAATAAATAAAACGCAGTCAAGAACTAGCAAAACACAAAAAACAGAGAAAACAGAAAAAAAGATCCGATTTATTAAAAATATTTAAAATAATTTAAAACAATTAAAAACAAACATAAAAAAACAAATATAAAATAAATAAATAAACGTTGAGAAATCCCAATTAATACCGTTGCAAGAAATAATAAAAACAACATACAAAAGCCAAAGCCTTACAATTTACCACAGAACAGAAAAACAGAACAAAAACAGAAACAAAACCGGAGTAAATCGGCAAGCCTCCAAATATGGAATAAATATAAGATTATACAACAACAAGCAATAACTATAAAATAGTAGTTAATTAATCAAATTTTTTTATAACTTTATACTTTAAGCATCAAACAAATATATATATAAATATTATATTACACTATTAAATACTATATTATACTATACTAATATATTAAAACAATATACTAAACTAATATAAAACATACAAATACTTACTAAATACTAATCGCTTACAAATGCTTGTATAATATGATGTTCTTTCTTTTTCTCTCATATTTTAAGAGAGAAGGCAGAGCAAAAGCCAGAAGTACCAAAGCCCCCAACCCTTACGCTTGTTTTTTGATCGTTTTGCGTGGTGTTTCGTTAGGTTTGCTCTGTGTTTTCGTGCAGACAGGGAGGAGGGGATATATGGACACGAGATTGCGTTAAATTGGAATAATATACTTACGGGCGCACCATGTAAAAAAACAAAGTGTGGCACAAAATACCACATTTCAGCTTGAAATCTAATAAAAAAAGAATACATATAATGTGGTAATAAATACCACATTTTAGCTTTTGAATTAGAGTTATGAAATTTACTACAAAGAGGGAGTTGCTTAAACATTTAGGGAAGAATGAGAATGATAGAAAGCTAGTAGATAGGATGATTATTAAGTGAAGGGTGTATAAGGAGTGAGGGATGTATGTATTGATAGAGTGAGATATAGATAATGTTAGTCTTATGCATGAAGTTGAAAGGTTAAAAAAGGAGATAAAAAATCTGAATGAAACTATTGATAGTTTGAATACAACTATATCTGATCTAGAATATCAACTATCGGATACGGATAAAGGAGGCGATAGAGCCTTAGCAGAGAAGATATATAAGTTTTTGGTTTATCAGTATTGAGCGAATATAGATAAATCAGAGTTTATGGAAGCAATATGATTTTAGTTTTTATTATAATATATTATGGTAGTATATGATGAGAAGTTTGTTAAGAAACTTAAGAGAGATATAACCACTCTCAAATGGAAGAATCTTTCTAGAGATGAGGCACAATGAGCTTTAAGAGCTTTTTATTTACTTACATGAAAGTGACCGTTTAGTAAGGAAGAATTTGAGTTTATAGAAAGCTATGTAGAGCAAAAGGAAGCGGAAGAAAGGGAAATAGATATGCCTTTCTAGTTTAGGGATTGGGTTATGAATGATTAGTATCAATTATGGAGTCAAGCTCTTGTTGTAATAGCCTCATCTCTTATCTTATCTAATGCTGTATTGATTCAATAGATGTCGGTTCTAGTGTTTATAAGTTCTCTGTTAGTAAATTCTATCTCATCTTTTATAGATGATAAATCAGAATGGATTATAAAGAATCAGTACATAATACCTAAAATAGAAAGGAAAATCAGAATGAATTGTCGAGTTTTCATTACTTTACATATCTATATAAATACCCATTAAATATAATTAATTTAGCAAAAAGCAAGAGGAATGATAAAAAATGAGTGAAAAAAATCTTGAAATATTACTAAATAACTGTATTTAGAAAATGAAAGACAAAGAAAACCCCCTTGAGGTGCGATATTCTCTATGATTTTTACAAAGTCATAGAGTTTTTTCTAAATGGGAATGAAGGACAAGGCATCTATACAGAAGAAATGGGACAAAAAAATAGCCGAAATGAGAAAAAAGGCTGAATTTAAGTATAGATTAGAATTACAGCAGAAGCAGATGCAGTGGAAGAAGGACTTTGAGTACCTTACTATTAAAGTTAATAAGAAAAGAGATGCTTATATTGCTAAAAAGGAGAGAGAATATCATAAGAGGATGTTAAATGAGATAAGAGAGTTAGAGTGAAAGCCTACAAAGGAGATAAAAAAGAAGAAAAAGCTGAATCAGATGGACTTTGCTGCTAAAATTATGCAAGAAAATAGCAGATTAAGGGATTCAGATGCCGATGGAGTTGGATATTGTATTAGTTGTGACATTAAATGCTCATGGGAGAACCACCAATGAGGGCATTTAGAATCAAGGAGAATACAAAATCTGATTCTTGAACCTAAAAATATTAATCTACAGTGTAAGAGCTGTAATTTTTCTACATGACCTAGATGAGATACTATTATTAAAGAGAAAGTGAATGCTCATTATAGAGAGAATTTAGACAAAAAATATTGAGAGTGAACATCTGAACGGCTAAGACAAAAGAAGCTCGCTTATTTACAAAAATCAAACGAAACAACCTGGGATTTCGCTACATTAATTCCAGGATTAATTGAAGAAAACAAAAGATTATGGAGTACAAAGAATTTCTACAAGCCTAGTCAGAATTGGGAGTGAATTTGGAACAAGTATCCAGAGCTACACAAGAAGGGAATAGAGGAGGAACACCAAAATTAGTGTTTATTTTTCTAATTATACAAAAATGGCTGATTTAAACGATTACCTACAGATTCGTGGGAACATTAAGCACTCATGGGAGGTGCATAAGAGGGTTATGAGGGAGAAATGACTACCCTATTGTAACTACTCTGGCTTTCAGACTAGGCTAACTGAAAGGCATTGGGATTTATATAGAGCGATCCATACACCAGCTAAGACAAAATACAGGAGTAGGATGAGGAGTTTCAGAGCATGGTGGGAAGAAGTAAAATTCAGATTTATATCTTATTTCAAGTAGAATGGACTTAACAAACCAAAACAACCATGCTGGTATCCAAAGGAGGAGTGAGAATGAAAAAGCAGAGGCATTATTAAATTTAATCAATGAGAGAAGAATGTATGTTAATAGATTCTCACAGCTACCTACATGGGATGAATTTGAATGGTTAGCTAGATTACAAAGAGAGGTAGAGGATAGGTATCAAAAGGAGGTAAATGATGCAGAGACACTAAGAATTAGAGAGACATACTTACAGATTACAGGTAAAAAACCATTCTTATGATGGAGTAATGAGGAGGTACTCAAAAAGATTGAAGAATTTAAAGCCAGTCAAGAGGTTACTGGACACTCTTTAGAAGAAAAGAAAAGAAGATGGCAGAAGGCAATGAAAAAATAACCGAAAAAGTAAAATCTAAGGGAAGACCTAGAGGTAAGCAAGAGGCTATTGTTACTGAAACTAGGCAGATGTATAGAGATGGTAAGCCATGAAGCTGAAAGTATAAGTGACCAGATAAGCTAGCAATGAAAAGAAATCTGACTGAAAAGCAAGTAGCTTTCGCTCATGAATACTTAGTAAGTCAAAATGCTAGTGCTGCTTATAGAGCTTCTAAATGAACACTTGGCAGTCCAGAACTACGAAATGATGCTGATAGAGTTAATGGTAATAAGATGAAGAAACATGAGAAGATTATGGGATACTTAAGGGAGAAGATAATGACAGAGGCAGATGAACTCTTAGATATACAGATGGATATGATAAGGAATGAGGATACACCAGCAGCAGTTCGTAACGATGCTATCAAAGATAGATTAAACAGAATCTGACTTAAGCCAGAGAAGGAAGAAAGTTCAGACTTTGTTGGTATTTGAGAGGTTACTATCACTATTAAGCATAAACAACCTACTGTCGTAGAATGAGAGGAGGTTACTGTTTTAGATTGAGAGGAGAAAGAAGATGGTACAGACATTCAATCCGAACTTTGAGATGACTGAGAAGCAAGCTCAAGCATGGGCAGCTCTGACTGATAATACTTATAGGAATATTGGTTATGGAGGAGGTGCATGATGAGGTAAATCTTATATAGGAGTTATGTGGCTATGGTATATGGCATGGAAATATCCATGAACTAGGTGGTTTATAGGTCGTAGAGAGCTTTCTAACCTTATGAAAACCACAGTTAACACCTACTATAAGCTATGACAGGACTATGAGATACCTAAGAAATTCATGTGACACTTAGATAAAAAGTACAACATAATCAGATTTGATAATGGTAGTGAGATACTCTTATTAGACTGTGCTACTCAGCCATGAGACCCTTTATTTACTAGATTCTGAAGTCTAGAGCTAACTGGAGGGTTTATAGATGAAGCTAATGAGATAGATGAGCAAGCTGTGACTATATTAAAGACCAGAATTGCTAGGCAAAAGAACAAGGAATACTGACTTATTCCTAAACTTTTATGTACTTTTAACCCAGATCAATGATGGGTAAAGAGAACTTTCTATACACCACGAAAAAGCTGAACATTACCAGAGGATACAACCTTTATACCAGCTCTAGTAACAGATAATGATTATGTTGATCCAGAGTATATCACTCAGCTAAGGAACTCAACAGATGAGATTACTAAACAGAGACTTTTGTATGGTAACTTTGACTGGTCTGGAGAAGCATGAAAGCTATTTAGACATGATGAAATCGAAGACTTGTTCGAGACTAATATTGAAAAGAAAGAAGTTCCATACATGAGTGTGGATGTTGCAAGGCTTTGAGATGACAAAACCGTTATTTGCTTATGGAGAGGGCTAGAATGTATCAAAATCCTACATTATGATAGGAATACTATAGATGAAATAGCTAATAGAATTAGAGATTTAGAGGATATGTACTGAATACCTAGAAGGAATATAGTAATAGATTCTGACTGAGTAGGATGATGATTAGCCGACCTATTAAGAGGTTGTACTAACTTTGTTAATAATTCCAGACCTTATAAGTTTGAAGCAGAGAAAAAGGGGTATGTTATAAGAAATTATGCTAATCTAAAGGCTCAATGTTACTTCAAACTTAAGGAAATGATGGAGAAAAGGCTGGTTAGGGTGTATGCAGACTGAGTAATTAGAGATAAACTTTCAGAAGAATTAGAAAATGTATTCATAAGTGGTATTGACACCGATGGTAAAGTGAAAATAGAGGACAAAAAAGAGCTTAAGAGAAGGATTAATCGTTCTCCAGACTTCGCAGATGCTATTATGTTTAGAATGATATTCCTAGTCCAAGAGCTAGAGCAAGAAAGTGAGATTATTACATGAACTTATGAGATAGATTATGACAGTATTCTATATTAAGTCAATATTTAGAGTGAGTACTTAATTGAAAAATCTGATTTATCTATTAATTAGTTAGTCGATAATTTACTTTACACAAAAGTAATGACTGACTTAAACAATTTAACACAAGAGGATAAAGATAAGTTATTAGCCCAGATTGATAGAGAATATCAAGAGGGTTTTGACTATGTAGTTAATAAAAGACAGCAGTACAGAGATAGGATTATTAGATGGAACAAGCAAGCTAAAGATCCTAACAAGATAAATATCAATATGACAGCTAATGCTATTGATACACTTATTGCTAGTTCTTATACAGACTGATTAACAGTTAATTTCGCTAGTGCAGACTGATGGATGTCAGCAGATAAGGCTGATAACCTTAATTATATGGCTGAATACGATAACAACGAACAAGATTATCAACAACTATACTATCAGAAGGAACAGGATAGATATTTCTTTGGGGTAGGTATTAGGTATAGGTACGGTTGGGATGATGTGAGAAAGATTCCTAGATTTATGGTAATTAACCCTATGTCATGGATTCCTGACCCTATACCTAGCCAAGTTGGTAATTTCGATGGTTCATGATATAGATTCCACTGATTCGAATACACAACTACTATTATGGAGTTAATAGCTGATGGTAGCTATGATAAAGAACAGCTAGACAAGGTAGTATGAGCATACTTTAGCCCAGAAACACAACAAAACTGGGTAGCTTACGCTTCAGCTTATAACTATGTTATGCCTACTTGTTGTGATGACTTAAAAACTAACTTCTCTTTAGATGTTTATCATCACTTTACTAACTTTAATGGTAAGAAATACATAGTTACTCTTACTAATGCTAGGAGAACAATACTCAGAATTAAAGAGTTAAAACCTATACTTGCAGAGGAGAAGAAGAATCCAGAGATGATAGAGTTCCCTATTATACTTAACTACTGGAAACCTAGAAGAAACGACCCATTTGGAGAATCTGTATGTGATAAGCTAGATGATAAACAAATAGCAAAGACTATCTTGTTCAACTTAAACATCATCAAAGCTAAGAAAGAGGCTCTTGGAGGAGACTTCATCTGGAACTCAAGACTTATTAAGAACAAGGATGATATACTTAAGCCTACTACTAATGGTAGAAATATCTTCGTAGATACAGTAGAAAACCTTGCAAATGTAGGTATGGAAATCCCTAGAAGTCAGATTAAAGCTGATTCTCTTAACATGATACAAGCATTAGAGAACGAAGCTATGTTAGACACTAATATAGATAGTTTACAGCAAGGTATCGTATCTGGGGGTAGAACAACAGCTACTGAAAGCCAAATTGCTCAAGCTAACTCAAATATTATTGGACTACTTAACAATAAAGTTAATGCTTGGGGAGATAAGAGGTTCTGGTTTGAATGGTGGAAAGGATATCAAGAGAACTTTAGCGAAGTTGATGAGAAGAAAGCAGTTATAGTAAGTAACTTTGAGATAAAAAGTCTGTCTTTAAAGAAAGATGATTTCTTTACTAGACAGATACCACATATTATATTAGGTACTAAGGCTGACTTACAGTCTAAGAATGAGAAAGAGCAAATCTTCTGGGATAAATACCTATGAATGATGCTTAATAATCCATCTAGCCCAGAAGTTAGCAAGAGAATAGCAACAAGAATGTGCTTAAGGTGTAACTGAAAGACACCAAATGAGATAAATGTATTAGTACCATTGGAGAATGATGAAACAGTGGCTATGGGATTTGTAGATATGATTAACTTAGATGTAGTACCACAGTCAATGTTCCAATATCCACAAGAATATCTTAGAACTTTCTGGGTATATTTCCAGAAAGCTGAGAATACAAAAGCTAAAGATGTAGTTCTTCAAGCTCTTAGGAATGCAATGATGAAACTACCTTTACAGCAACAAGTTAATCCAGCCTTTACAGAGATGGCAAATAGCTCTAGTAATATAGCTATGTCACAAGCTCTACAAGGATGAGATAAAAAGATCGCTTCAAGGCAAGACTTAATACCTTGACAGTGAAGTGCTACAGCTAGTAGTATTATTTAGTTAATAATCATATTTAAAAGATGTTAAAGAAAGAAGTTAAGAGAAGACAGTATGGAATAGATGCTGTACAAACAGCACAAAGAGCAGAGGTAGATTATCTTATACCTACTGAAACGGAGACTGAAACTCCTACTCCAACAGAGACAGAGACAGAAACAGAGACACCTACAGAAACAGAAACTCCTACTGAGACTGAGACTCCTACGGAGACAGAAACAGAGACTGAAACAGCATAATTTATATCTTAAAATAATACAGAATGAGGGATTTAATTGTAAAACTAGAAACTCTTAAAGAGAGTAAAGAATGGGAGAAAATCGTTCAAGGGTTAAAAGATGCTCAGAAAGAGAAGAACGATGCTATCCTAGAGTGAAAAGAAAAAGAAGAAGTCAGACTTTATTCAGAAGCTGAGATGATAAGACATGAAATCAGCTTTATAGATGGTTTGATAGGTGGTCTAAAGATTAAGGATAAAGAAACTAAGGATGTATTAATAGCAGACTTAGAGAAAAGCAAGAACTGGAGAATCGATAGACTACTAGGAAGAACTCATGAATACAAGTTAGACAATATATTAGAATGAGATAGTTATATGGATGATGATTTAGTAAGGTCAGAGAATTGGTGGATAGAATGCTTTGATAACCTACCTACTAAATTAGCAGAGGAATTGAAAGTGAAAGAAACTCATGTGGAAGAAAGAGAAGAAGCTGAAATTGATGAACAGATTAATGCTCTATCAAGTTTAGAGCTTAACGGTCTTTAAAAAGCATACTTGTCGAGGGTATTATATTAGTAGTATAGTCAGATTTAATAGTGCCTTTAATGAAGATTATGCTACCAAATATAATTGTAACTCCTTCGCCCTAGTATAAGGCACATTTTATACTTTAATAGTTACGATTATGGCAACACAAGATGAACTAATCCAAGCTGAATTGGATTGAACTATCGAGGAGTTGGAAGCTAAGGCAACACAGAATGACGATTCTGTTACTGAAGAAACAACTCAAACAGTAGAACAACCTACTGAGGTAACTCTACCAGAACCTAAGAAAGATGAAGCTGTTACAGTATCTACTGAAACTGCTACTAAGAAACAAGATTCTGTTATGAAACTCCTAAAACAAAGGAACGAAGCAAGAGCTGAAGTTGAGAATTTAAAAGCTCAAGTAAAGAACACTGCTGAGTTAGAGAGCAGACTTAAAGAACTTGAAGAAGGGATAGCTGCTCAAGAATTAGAGAAGGAAGCACAGAAAGAAAAGGCTGACTTCTATGAGAAATACCCAAATGCTAAAGGGCATGAGGAAGGTATTGAGAAACTTAGATCTGAAAAAGACCTAAGCTATAGTGAGGCATTTCAACTATATGCAGCACAAAACGACCCTACATTGCTTTTGGATGAACAATATAGGAATAAGTCGCAATCATGAGCTACACTTACTGGAGTAGCAAAACCAAACACAGATGTTAAGACACCTAGCTCAATGGAAGACTTTGCTAACATGAGTGATGATGACTTCTTAGCATGGAGTGATGGAATGGCAAGGACAGAGAGAGTAGCAAAGTGATACATCAAGTAATCCAGATTTATTTATATTATTTAGAATTTAATTATGGCTAACAATTTAGATGCTTTTAGTCCTGAGTACCGAAGTGCTAGAACACAAAGATTACTTAAGACAAAATTAATCTCTAGAGAAATTGCTTCTATGGAAGAACAAGCTCTTTTAAGAGATGGAGATATGGTACATAGACCATACTATTCAGATGTAGTAGTTAATAACTACACAAAATGAACTGATGTAACTGTACAAGATGTATCAGCTACAGATGAATACTTAGTAGTTAATAAGTCAAAAGAAGCTACTGTATATATCGATGAAATCGATGTTAAACAGAACAAATACGATGCTGCTAACAAATACATCGACCGTATGACTTATGCTCTTAAGAAAGATATTGATGGTGCTTTCTTAAAAGAAGTAATCAACGCTAACTACTCTGTATCTGATGGAGATTTAGGAGGAACTCCAGGAAATCCTATTACTGTTACAGCTGTTAACGCTTTCTCAGTATTCACTAAAACTGAAGCTAAGATGAATGCAAACGACATCGAAGATACTAAACCTTGGTTCTTCGTAGTTACACCAGATGTTAAAGCTGCTATCCAGCAAACTAACCTTGTAAACTGATTCAACCAAGCTGATGCTGCTCTTAGAGGAGTATTGAAAGGAGTTGGATACATGGGAACTTGGGGTAACTTCAACCTATTCGTTTCAAACAACGTAGCTCACTCTAACAAAGTTACTATGTCTTCAGTTGCTAACGGAGATAGCCTAACTATTAACGGTGTAACTATCGCTTTCAAAACATCTCCAACTGCTGCTTGAGATTGTAAAGCTGCAGACCACGCTGCATTAGCTGCTATGCTTAATGGAACTGCTAGTGATGATTATGTAGAGTTCTCTGCTGCTGATAGAGCTAAATTAATCGCTGCTGGAATCTCTGCAATCGATGATGGAACAGATGTAACTATCTTATCTAACGGATCTGTTACATATGCTCAATCTGGAGTTACTTTAGGATGACAAGTTGCTCACTGCTGGGCTGGTCAATACGGATGTACTGACATGGTTATCCAAAAAGATGTTGCAATTCAAAAGAACAAAGAACCAAAAAAGACTGGTTACAACTACCTTGCTTGGACTTTGTATGGAATTAAGACATTCACAGAAGGTAAAAAGAGATGTATCGATGTATTAGTTAACGCTTAGTCCCTCATTCTCTTAGATAGTAGGTAGTTAGAAATAGCTACCTACAAACCTAAGAGGATGGTTTATATCTTAACTAAGTAACGATGAAAGCTCTAAAAGTATCGGTTACAAAGATTGTATTACTGATAATAGTAATCAGCCTTGTAGCTATTGAGATATATAAGACTCTAAAGGGAGGGGAACTAGACCAAGTATTCGTAGATGCTACGATAATGGTAATCAGCTTCTACTACTGACAGAAAGGTCTTAAGTATGAGAAGACTGATAGCATATTGGAAGAACAATTTACTTCTGAGTGAACAAAAGAATGAACATTATAAAAGATTATTTAACTAACCCAGCAACACGAATCAGCTTTCTAGTATTTGTGTTTGGTTTAGGTTGAATATATGCAACTGTTAATAGTAGAATATCTCTCTTAGAAGAAAAGTGCCATGAGGTAGATTCAGTAAAAGTACAGATGTATGAGATACAGACTACCCTAGCACAGATACAGACTGATGTTTTACGAATTAAACAGTCTTTAGCTAAATAAACAAAAAAGAGAATGTGGGATTACAAAATTATTAAATCAGACTTATGATGGAATATTCGTAGGAAAAAGGAAGACCATTGAATGATTAGACTAGACTATCTATACGGTAATGGAACATGGGGAACTAACAAGACTTTAGCAAGGACATTCTATCATAGAGAGACAGCTGTAAGTGTTAGACAAGTACTAATAGCTAAAGATAGGAAGGATGATTTAACTTCTATAGAGAAGCATGAGTGAAAAGAATCTGATTAGAATAATAATTCTAATGGTAGCAATGATGATAGTGATTTTATCCTACGGTTTAGTCGCTTAAATGTGAAAACTAGAAAACAATTATTCAATACACCACATATTACCAAAGTCGCAACACTGAACTTCTGAATCATGTAATATAGAACTTCTAAGGAATACAACGCATAGGGCTATACATACACTATTTGCGAATCAGATGATTGCTGAGCAATTAATAACCACTGTTTGACTATCAGAAAAGGCTTTGAGAGAGGATGTAAGAGACTGGTTGTTAGAGACACTATCAAGTAAAAACCCTTACGATCCGTATGAATGGTATAAGTCATCGGCTATTAGATAATAACAAAACACAAATGGACAAATTCAGATATACAAAAGAGGGAGAGGATAAATGTAGGCAGTGAATAGGTTGGAAAGAGACTTGTTGGAAATGCAGCTTTGAGCTACTGTGTTTATTCCAGAAGAACCAAGAAAACATACAGAGAAATCAGGCTTTAGACCGTAATCAAAAATAAAATGAAAGAAGCAATATTCATTGAGTGAGAGAGTTGTGCTAGATGTCACATGATGAAGCCTCACGTACAGAAACGAGCTGGTAATAACTGATATGACTTACAAGTGTTCAGATTCGATGATAATAGTGTTAAAGAGTTCAATGTAGAATCTGTACCAATGCTAGTAATCAGAGAGGATGGGAATGTTAAAGAGATATTAGATATGGAGGGAATGGTACATTTAATATCTAACAAATAACAAAATGCCAAGAGAATGAGAGAGGGACTTTAGATTTAAGCCAAAACCAATGACAGAGCCAGAGATTAAAGAAATGCCTAACGGTTGTTATGGCTTAGGAGAAAAGGACACAGATTATAGGCTAACTGAGTGATTATTGGATGCTTTGCCTACATTATACCAACAAGATGAGATAATCTTCGAGTATAATCAATTCAATCAGAAACGAAGCCAAAAATCTTGTACACTATTCTCCCCTATCTGAGCTATATCAGATTTATTTAATGTTGAAATCCCATTATCAACAATAAAAGCATGGGATGAAGGTAGTTATGAACATGGTAGAACTCCATGAGAATGATGGTTAGTAGCTATGTGAGTAGATTATATCTGTGACTGTTGGAATAACTCTGATTATGGTAAGAAGTATGGTAAAGTAGCTTATTACTCTATAGATCTAAAAGATAATGCACTATTAAAGTGAGTATTAGAGAAAAGATATACAGTATGTACATGATATAACTGAAATGCTACATATAACAATGATAAGAATGCTGACTGAGTATTGAACGGTACAGAGTTTGGTAAAACTACTTATGGTCATGCGATAAGTGCTATATGGAGTGTTAATAAATCCCCTGCTAGAATAAAGGACAACTATAAATGACTAAAGTATAACATTTATGATGTAGAACATGAGTTTAGTCAGATTCCTTGCTTCTTTTCTAAGGGTTATGTAATAACAAAGGTAGCAGAGGATGCTTTAGAAGAAGTGAAAAGACTGAATGAATTTAAAGCTACCTTAATGACAGCAATAGAACAACATAGCAAACTACGACACTTAACTAATGATAAAAACTATCAAGGCATCTTGCACTATACTAATGAGAAGCATAGAGCAAAGATAAAAGATATAGATGAGCAACTTAAAAAGTATTTATAATTACTAATTATATTAATGAAACCTAGTGAAATAATAAGCCTAGCTAGAAGACAAACATGATGTACAGAGGACATCGTAACAAATGCAGAAGCATACAGATTTCTAAACTTTGTCATAGAAGACTTTGGTGCTGATATAAGGAACTCTGATAGTTGATACTGATTTGATATAGAGAACGTTGATGTAACAGCATGACAAAGTACATATACATTCACTAATACAGAGTGAGATTTATCTCATTCTTTCCCTATCCATAAGATACAAGCTGTATTCATAAAAAATAAGGATAATAAATGGGTAGATTTACCAGTTCATTTCGTTGATAAAGTTAATCCTAACGAATGGGAAAGCCTTAAAGAGCCACTTGCTTGTTTTATAACAAGAACAGAGCTTAATTTAATTCCTACTCCAAAGGAGAATACTCAAATGCAAATATGGGGATTTAACTATAATCCTATGCTAACTACAACTGATGACCTAGAATCTGATATATTCATCCCTGCTAGGTGGCATTACATCTTAGTAGAATGAATGAAATATCGGATGTACGGTAATATGTGAGTGAACTTTGAGACTGCTAGAACTAATAGCAGAGCTTTCTATGATAGTGAGAAGATCAAGGCTATTCAGAACATTATGGATAGATGACAATTAGCAGACACTGCTTACTTCCCAGATTTAAACTATTTAAACTACTAACAGATGGCAACTGACCCATTTAAAAAAATGCAAAAAGTCTGACCTATATTTAGGGGGGCTAACTGATGATTATCTGATGATCTATTCACAGGTATTCAGAATAGCTTTTATTACTCTGAAGACTTAGAGATAAGAGAAGATATGAGGAGTATATATCCATGCCCTACTGCTAATATATCTCAAGCTAGCGTAAGCTGAACTCCTGTAAAGATGCTTCAGTATGATGCTGACACATGGGCTGTATTTAGTGGTAGCAAAGTATATGTATTCAACTCTTTAAACTGAACTATTGATAGTGGGACTTCCCTATCTGGTTGAAATGTTAGAGATGCTGAAATATTTGGGGATAAGATATTTGTAACTACAAATACAAAACTACTTAGCTTTAGTTATTCAAGTCCAGACTGGGCTAATCCAACAGAGGTTGCTACTCTGACTTCTTGTGAATATCATCCATTACAAGCGACATCTTCTACCTTATGTGTATGAGATAAGAATAAGATAAAAGTAGTTCTTTACAATGCTTTATCTACAGCTGTAGATAAGATTACTCTTTCCTCTAACTGTGTAGTTAAACTCTTGGATTACTTAGGTGGATACACAAGAATAGTAATAGAGAAAAGTTATATGAAAAATGAAATCTGACTATGGGATAACTCTAAAGAGGCTATCAATGAGAGGATACCTATGGACTGATATAAATTCTATCAATCATGTATCTATAAAGGTAAACATTATCTAGTAAGTAATAAAGGATTATGATTACTGAATTGATACGACTACTATATTATTAAGAGATTTAACAACTTCTCAGATAACCCTAACAGTATCTGTGTATATGATGATAAAATGTATATATGAGGTATTGACTGAGTTTATATCTATTGAGCTAAAAATAAGAACTACTCTGAGGTGCTAGCAATGTGGACATACACATGAGCTAAGATATGAGCTTTAGCAAGTAACTACCAAGATATATTAACTTCTAAGAGTTGAAAGGTTGGAGTAAATACTGTAAGTGCTAATGATGGAGAATTGCAGACTATGGCATACTTTGGTACTAGCCTATCAGAGATTAAGCAATGTGTGTATATCAGAATAGGATACAAGATACCTAATAGCTGAAATATTAAGGTTTATTATAGGACTGATAATGTATCAAGCTGGACAGAGATAAGCCCAAGTTGATGATTGGTGGCTACAAGTGATATGAGAAGTCCATTCGCTACAAGTCTTAAGCTAAATTGCAGATTTCAATGGATACAATTCAAATTCGTGCTAACTTGAGCAGATACACATCTATATAGTGCAGATTTATATTATAATGATATGTTAGACTAATGGCTACTGTAGTAGATTATGATTATATACCAGAAGTGAGTACATTAGAGGCGCTACATAATATGACATCTGATGTTACTACTGGTTATGATACAGAAATACCATGAGTAAATACTTTTAAAATTAATGCTGAGGTATCAACATATAATTATCCAGAATGATGAGAATGATGAGGTGGTATAGCATGATGGAGTACAAATATATCATGGAGTTCTAGTGCCTACAATAGTATCTCTTGGAGTAGCTGATATATTTATCTCCCAGATGGTACTAGCCTATCAGTATCTAGTGGTAGTGCATCGTTATCAGCGATGACATACATTTATTACGATCAGAATAATAATTGAGTTTATTATACAACAACAGCTGCAGATTCAGTATGAGAGTGAAAGATATTGCTATGTGTAGCATGACCAACAACAAGTTGAAAGGAGGCTTCATATCAAGCATTTGGCACAAATTCACAGAGTACATTAATAACAGCAGATAATATCGCTGCTAATAGTATTACAGCAAATGAAATAGCAAGTAATACTATTACATCTAGCGAGATACGTTCATGAGCCATAACTGCATCTAAGATAGATGTAGATGAGCTTAGTGCAATCTCTGCTAACTTATGAAGTATAACAGCATGAGATATAACAGGAACAACGATAACAGCAGGTAGTACAAGTGGGACAGCAATTAAACTAAACCCTAGTAATAATAGGATAGAGTTCTATTACTGATGAAGCATGGTATGATATATGGTAGGATGAAGTGTAGATGGAAGCTGATGAATATTGATAAATGCAGACTTTGCAGGTATGACAGGTAGAGACACATTTGATTTAAAATGAGCTAAATTAAGAATCCCTGTTTGAACTAATTTATATTAATATCAAAAATGGGAATAAGTGTCAGCTATAATAAGATAGGTAAATGAGTAGCAGTGGACTGAAGGGTCATACAGAATTTTTATGGTGTGGATTTTAATCCAACGGTGCCATCACGACCATCAGAATGGGATAGTGTATCTGCTGTAGATGAGACTACCTCTTTTAATTTATCGTGATTTCAGGTATGAAACGAAGTTTTTTGTAGTGTTTTTAAGTTAGAATCTACAGATAATTATGAGAACTATCTTTATTGAGGGTTCGAGATGTATTATAATAATACATGGTTGGAAACGACATATGTTTGGTTTGATCTCGCAATAGCTAGAGATGGTTACCGATGATGATACTCTTATTTCTGAGTAGACAGTGATGAAATATGGCCTTCTTCATCAAGATATAGGGTACACTACTATACATCAGATTGAGTAATAGATTTCTACTCTCCTGAGATAACGGTCAGCAATCTTTCATTTAACACTAGGTTCCGTGATTGTGGATATTTACGAGTGGAATGAAAAAACTTATGTTATACAGATGGTGCACAATCAACTTGGGGGGATGGAGGGTATAAACATAGAATAGCATATGATAGTAGCTTTTCTGAATCATCGGCATGAGACCCATGATATATACGACTAGAATCAGATGATATCCTTAGAATATACTATATAGATGAATACTGAACTAAAAGAAGGACTTATAGCTCAGATTCATGGTATGGATGAAATGTAAATGTATGAAGCAGTAAGGCTTGATATATACGAGCATCAGATGCAGCATATGCTGATGATTGATATAGATATTTATGTTTTATCGCGCCTAATTGAAGCAAAAGGAGGATAATGAATTGACCTCCAGAATGATATGCTTAGCAAAGTTTATTTATTAATATTATAGATTATGAACCACGATTTGCCACCGAAACAAAAATGATGAGGTTGACCATGATGAAGAAAACCATCATCAGAAGAAAATAAAGAAGAAAGTCAATAGTGATAGTGAATACCTAATTGAAAAACCAACTTTAAATATCAATTATTCCAAATAAGGAAATTTAACCTTAAAAGCTAATAAATGGCACAAACTTATGAAGATTGGAAAAAGAGTTATGAGAGCATGAATGCTACTCAGAAACAGCAATATGCTGACATATTAAAAACTAAAGGAAGTGATTATATAGGTAATCAGTATGCTAATAGGTATGTTAGTGAGATGTGAGGTAATAAACCTACATCTACTACTGCATCTACACCAGCTAATACTACACCTACAAGCATTTCTACAACTACAGCTAAGACTAATACAACGAGTGTAGTATCTAAACCAGAATATCAATGACAAGGCTGAACTACTACCAAAGACCCTAGTTCTAGCCCTTATGTAAATCAATGACAAGGACAATACACATATAATCCTCAGAGTTGATATTATGAAGTAAATAAAAGCTGAACTACTACTCCTACTGCAACTACAACTGCTAAGAGTACAAGTTCAGATTTATCTAATTATTGGAATAACTTAAGCTACGAACAACAGCAGTCAGCATTAAACAATAATCCTAACTTAAAATCTAATCTAGCAAGTAGATGATTGACTATTAAGCCAGCGCCAACAAACAATAACGTTAATACTCAAAAACAGAACGATGGGAACTGGGATTATCAAGACAATTCTCAAGCTAGAATGGATGAGATTGCTAATAATCTAAACCAATACAGGATAACTAATCCAGATTTATTTGATGACTGGAGTAGCTTCTATAATTTCTTTATAGCTTGAAAATGAAGAACACCAGAACAAGAGAAATTCTTGACTGACTATTATAATAACATGAAGAAATACAATCAGTATGATAATATGAGTTCTGATGATGTATGATACTGATTGGCACATGGTTCAGTTTCAGAAGATTATCTTAACTATATCAAGAATATTGATCCACAAAGATATGCAGAAATCCAATGAGCAAGAAAGGATGCAGAAACTCAAATAATGAATGAAAGCTATTTAGAGAAAACTGCTCAACAAGCTGGAATGGCTTGAGATTGGTATAAATGGAGTGTAGATAATTGATTCTTTGTAGATGAGAACAAAGACTGGATAGATGACAGGTACTATGTAGAACCTAGTGAAGAAGAAAAGAAATTAGTTGAAGAAAATAGTGAATACGAGGCTGAAAGGCTAAAGCTAAACAATGCTTTGAAAAACTTACAGAGTGACTTAACTGAACAATATCCAGATGCAGATTTATCTACTATTATGTTACTTACAAGTGATAGATGAAATAAGATACAGAAAGCATTAGACACTTTAAGTGTAGGTCAGACTAAAGTTCAATGAACTATAAACTATCTACAATGAGAAAGAAAGTCACAAATGCAAGCTGGTAAAGATAGTGTAGCATTATTACAAAAAGATTACTGAATGTACTATGACTATACTCCACAATGAATGGCAGAATTAGCTCAAGCTCAATATGCTGCTACTAATGTAACACTAGACCAAGCAGATAACTGAACAGATACACAGAAACAGATGGCTTTACAGTCAGTATTGGATGATTATTATGCTAAATACTGAGACATTATCCAAAGAAGTGAGGCTCAAGTTATTAATGATGTTATGGCTTATGCAAAGAAGAATGGAGTAAGCCTAAGTCAAGCATTAGAAGATAATTTCTTAAAGTTCTTAAGACAGAAACCAGAGTTCGCCACATTATCTAGTGGATGATTAAGCCCAACTGTATCTTTTGAAAAAGTATGAGATACATGATATGTATTTACAGTTAATCCAGATGGTACTTATTCATTAGAAAGTGTATGATGAGTTGCTATATGAAGTTGAGTAGCTTGATGAACTTATAATAATGATACTTTAGTTATGAACTTTACAGAAAGCTGAATGAAGTGAGCATGATTAAAGAATAATAATCCATGAAACATTACGGATTCAAATGTTTGAGAAGTATGAAGGAATGGTAAATTTGCAGTATTTGAAACGCCAGAAGACTGATTTGATGCTTTGGTTGCTAAAATACAGAATGCACAGAACGGAAATAGTAAGAACTACCCTGCCACTGCAACATTATATGAATTTTTCGCTAAATATGCACCAGCTTCTGACAATAATAATCCAAAAGCCTATGCTGAAAGTGTGGCTAAACAATTAGGAGTTAGCGCTAATACTCAAATAAAAGATTTAGATACGGTTAAATTTGCAGCTGCTATTGCAAAGCATGATAGCTGATATAACTACGATACATACTGAATGTTTAGATGATGAAGTGGAGATAATAATAATTGATATGATCCATTACTAGTAGATTTCTTCAAGAAAGACCCAACAAAACTTACAAAAGACCAATGGGCTAAGTTAAAAAATATGTGATACGATGAAAGAACATATTTATCAATGAGGAACAATTACTTGCAAGGTTTAGCAAAAGAGCCAGATGCTTCAACAGTAGATATACTAGACAAACTATGATATTTAATGGTAAACTATCCTTGAAGGGAGGAACTAATTGCATCAAAGATAACTCAATATACTCCATGAGATTATGGTTCTAGTATATGAACATATAGAAGATACTTAGACTTCATTACACAAAACTTGACTATGGATAACCTCATGAAGATGAAACAAAACTGAGCTACATTTGGTAGCCTTACAGAGTGAGAGTGGCCTAGAATACAAGATTCTGCATCTGCATTAGCACCACAGATGTGAGAAGAAGAATATAAACAAGAATTGCTTAACATATATAATTCCTATGCGAAGAATGCTTGAATGTGAGAGCTAACATTAAACGATATTAATAATATGTATGGTTGAAACTCAAAATCATGATGAACCAACATAAAACCTATGAAGTGAATGGGAAACTCAAACGTACAAGTAAATAATTGAGATATAGATTATGATGCAGTATTCGCATCGTTATAATAATTTTATAATGATATATTACCTAAATGGTTTCACAGAAAATAAGCAGACCTAACACACAGTTAAATCTTAGGAAAGCAGACAAAGAAGCTATACCTATGACTTTTGATGTAAGTAAGGTCAAGACAACTGTCACTAACCCATCACAAATGTTTAAGTGAATATCAGTAGATGATGAACAGAAAATTCTGAATTATGTAAAACAGAATTATGTTAATTGAAGTGACTTTGAGAAACAACAAGTAGTCCAATGATTATATAATGCTGCATTGAACAAACAAAAACAAGCAGATATTAATGCTTGAAGACAACAGATAAAATTAGACCTTATCAATAAAGCAAGTAATGCTAAAGACACAAAGACTAAGAATACTTATAATTCTCAAGTTAAGAAAGCTGACTTAGCTGACCTTATAAAAGATCAATATATTAAGATGTGATATAAGGCTAGCGATATGATGAATTTAACAGATGAGTGAGTAATAGCATGATTCTTAGAGACTAATCCAGAATATAAAGACAGCTTTAATAAATACTTTTATAATAAACAAGATGCTGTGGATTTATGAAAAGATTTAGGGTGGATAGAGAAAACTACTTGGGATAAAGTATGAGATAAAGTTGAATGAATAGCAGAATGAATGGCTGGTTGGACACCAAAGCGATGAGAATGAGTAAAAGATTTCTTAGATAGATCTTTAGCATGAACAGACCAGAATAGAACATCACAACAAAACTTAGATGCAGTGGCTTTCTGAAATTATGTACAAGATAAATATTGAACTGTACCAGCTAATCTAACAGATAGAGATTTAGCACAAGCTAAGAAAGACTTTGAGGCAAGTAAAGAGGCCAATCAAAAACAATACACTCCTACATATTGAAGTGCATTCACTAAAATGGCTATGTGATTATGAGACATAGCATTCACTGCATGATGATTAAAAGGAACGAACTTAGTAAAGAATAACTTATTTAAGCTATGATTCTCAACATTAGCTAATGATGATAATATGAGCCGAGCGCCTGAATTATTAGGAGATTCGCTTAGCTTTGTATGAGAGAATATAAATAAACTACCTTGATTTAGTCAAATAAGAGATAGTTTACAAACAGAACAAGATAAAGCTGATTGGGATGCTTTCGTGGCTTGAAACGTACTGGCATTAGTGAGATGATGAAAGAGAAAGTTCAATCAGATTAAAGATGCTGATGTTCAATGATGGAAAGACAGCTTTGAGAAGGTAAAGAAATGAGATATCCAATGATGAATGGATGCCCTTAAGGAGAATGCAAAAGAGAATAGACAAGTTAATCTAGAGAAAGACAAACTAAATGCTGCACAGAAAGTTACGCAATGAGAAATCGAAACAAGTAAAACAGCATCCAGATGATTAGATATGCTAAACGAAGAATGAAAACTAGATAAGATTAAAAATATAGATGATTTACAGAAGAATGTGGATGAAACTGTTAATAGATTAAAGAATGAACAAACAGAGATAGCTAAATGAGAAGAAAAGAGGTTCTGACAGTCAGATTTATGACTCCCAGAAGATGCTGAAGTATTAGACAGTAATGGTAACAAAACTACTCAGAAAGTAGTTAGCTATCCAATAGATACATTACTAGACAGAATTATAGAGCATTATAAAGATGTAGATAGAACTAAAGCTACCACATTTGAATCTTATAAGAGAGCATTAAAAAACTGAACTTTGCCAGCTGAGACTATCTTAGAGATAAGGAGAGAAGGTAATACTCTAAATCAAAGAGTATATAACAATAAGACTAATCAATACAAAGATACAGATAAAGCACAGCAATGGGCTAAGAACATGGAGAAAGTAAACTGAATTATAGAATGATTAGATATCGGAGAAGACTTAAGAAAAAGAGATAGCCAGCTTTCATCACTTTATACAATACAAGAGTGATTAAAGAACATAAAGAAAGCTGAAGCTAACTTTAATAAGAAAGCTATAAAAGAAAGCTGATTAGCTAGTGGAATATGAAAGACTATCTCAAGAATACTCGGTAAATTATCGTTTGGTACTACTAACTTCTTATCTAAGGCTTTGGTATCAATGTTACAAGAACAGCTATGATCTACATGATTCATGAAGACATCATATAATGCTGCTGAGATAGCCAATAAGATACCAGAATTTGTTAAGGATTACAAGAACCTACTAAAGAAAATTGAATGAGAACCTGTATCTAAGAATAAGCTAGAAAAGATTGTTAATGGCTTCATAGACAAATGGGATATAGAAGCACAGCAAAATGAAGAAGATTAATTTATATCAATACAAATAACTTATGGAACAAATTGCAGTTAGCTTTACAGACTGATGAGTACCTAAGACTTGATTAAGCCCTAAGGTTACTATCATAGACAGAGCTGGGAACAAATATATAGAAGACTGAACCTTAACAGAGTTAGGTTACGGTTGGTATATATACAACTTCGATAAATATAATCCTGACAAGGTTTACTTATATGTATTTGATGGTGGTTCAGCTTTAGAGAACGATTATGATAGATATAAGTTCTGAGGTAATGAGTTTGATGCCTATACTAACAAATACTCTTGGGGTAGAACTGCAGCCCCTTACTTCACAACTCTAAAAGACTGAATTACTTGAAGATTCGACCAGACTGACAAGCTAGCTAAAGCAATAGAGAAGAAAATAAAAAATTATGATGATAAAAAGCTGAAAGAAGAACTAAGTGACTTTAAGAAGGTAATGAGAGGTAAATATGTGGACATACTTGATAGGTTAGACCTACTATGAAAATCACTAGAGAATATTTCAAAATCAGTAGTGGATACAAGTTCAACTAATGACTGAAACAACTCTAAGAATTTCGTTGGTATCAATGGTAAACTAGATTTATTAGCACAGTATCTTACACAGTTTAAATCTGATTTAGATTCAGAATTAAGTGTATTAGATGATAACGTAGCACAGAGGATAATAGAGAGCAACACTAACATAAATGAGACTATGTCTAACAGAGTAACTATAGAACAGTTATTACAGCAAGTAGAGAGATTAGAGACACAGTTAAAGAAGGTAGTAGATACAGTAGTTAGTGAGAAGTTACCTAAAGAGATAAGAGATGAGTATGATGTAAATGTAAAAAGAAAAGAAAGCTGAATGAGTGATGAAGAAATGATGCAAGCATTATGAATGCCAATAGAGAACAATCCATGAAATGCTTATGGTTTAAACCAATGAATGTCAGAATGATTAGATATGTGAATGAATGAGGGGATGGATATGTGAATGAGTGAGGGATTAGGAGAAATAAGAGAGGGATGAGTTAATGCACCAGTAGATATGCAGTGAATAGCAGAACCAGAGATGCCTTTATGATATTAAACAATAATCAATGACACAAATTATTACTAATAACTGATGAGGTTGAGGAGTTTGATTATATAAATACAAGGGAAGTGTAAATTCGTATGATGATTTGCCTACCTCATGACTAAAAACTGGAGATGTGTACAATGTAGTTAATTGACATACAACTGCACCAGTATTCCCAGATGGTTCAAATCTAGCATGGACTGGTACAGATTGGGATGTATTATGATGAAACTTTGATTTAAGTGAATACCAAGAGAAACTTACTGAGGGGGATGGTATAGACCTAAACTCTGGCAATATAATAAGTGTTGAGCCGTGAGTTATTACTTGAGCTGAGCTAGGGACTACATCTATACAGCCATGAGATAACATCACTACGCTAAACAACAATGCTTGATTCAACTCTGTGCCTGTAATGACACGAGAGGAATATGAGAATACGCCTTGAACAGCTGGAGATGACAAAAGATACTTCATTTATGAAGAATACTAAACATTTTAACTTATTATTTATTAAACAATGGCAAAAAGATTAAAAAAACTGATTCTTAACTGAGAGGCCTATGACTTAACACAGCCAACACCAGCTGCGACATCCTCTACAGCATGAGTAATAAAATTATGAAGTGACACAACTCAAAGTACGGCAGCACAAGCAGTGTCAAGTACAGCTAATAGGACTTATGCCTTACAAGTAAATTCTAGCTGACAATGAGTAGTTAATGTCCCTTGGGAAGACACTACTTATAGCGAAGTGTCTAAATCAGATTTAGATGCTGGTACTTCTACAACAGCATGAATAATCGCTGCTAAATCTATAGCTGATTATGTTAAAGGTAAAGTAAGTAATGCTTATATCTATAAAGGAACAGTATCTACTTATGCAGACTTGCCTAGTACATGATTAACAGCTTGAGATGTTTATAATGTAGAAACAGCTCATACAACAGATCCTAAATTCCCAGCAGGTTCTAACTTAGCTTGGGATTGAGAGACTTGGGATGTGTTAGGATGAGTATTTGATACAAGCTCATTTGTAGATGTTACTTCTAATCAAACAATCTGAGGGACTAAAACATTTACTACTTCTCCTGTAGTACCTTCTAAGACAGCAGCTGCAACTAATACAGGTACAGCAATAGCTACAGAAGCACAAGTATATACAGTAGCAAGTAACTTATCTACATTAGATTGAAATGTAGTAAAATTATCTGGGAACCAGACTATAGCATGAACTAAAACTTTCTCAACAAGTCCTGTTGTGCCTAGCAAAACTTCTGACGCTGCAAATTCTTGAACTGCTATCGCTACTGAAGCTCAAGTATATAAGAAATTAAATAGTTCTGATTTATGAAATGCTACAATATCTGTGACACAATGAGGAACTTCAATTTGAAGCTTTACAACTAACCAGTCAAGTAATTGAAGCCTAGCATTGCACGACAATATTCCTATTACACAAGATGATTATGATGACTTGCCAAGTTCAAAAGCAACAGACTGAAATAGTTATTGGATTTATGAAACAGTATCTTAATTTTATATCAGAATTATTTAGATTATGCCTAAGTTCTATCATTATGATGTTTATAACAAAACTTGACAAAGTATCCTGCGAAGTGCATGAGAAATTGATGGCTCATATACTGTCAATACTGTATTAAATGACCAATCTTGGTACTGAGTTTCGTGAGTAACTGCGATAGCTACAAGTGTATGATGAACTGCATTAGATTGAAGCACAACATATAGCCAAGATATGACATTTTATGATGTGACACCAATACCTGTTAAAGTTCTAACAAAAATGGTTATGAATTGAGAAGAATATACTATACCTAATTGAGCAGAGCGATGAGATATAACAGGAACGTTATCAGACCAAACAGATTTACAAACAGCTTTAAACTGAAAACAAGCAACGTTAGTAAGCTGAACAAACATTAAAACAATTAATTCTACATCGATACTTTGAAGTTGAAATATAGATACTAATCAGGTTTCAGATACAGCTTATGCAAGTAGTTGGGATTGAGTAACAACAACGGCACCAAGTAAGAATGCTGTATACGACAAGATAAGCTCTATGGATACTACAATATCAAATAAGGCTAATACAAGTGATGTACTTACTAAGACAAATACAACAGAGTTTACTCCAACATGATATTATCAGCCAGCTACTAAGAAATATGTGGATGATAATATATCTGCTGCTACATGATGAGCAGTAAGTGATGAAGCATACGGTGCTAGTTGGGATTGAGTTACTTGAATAGCACCATCTAAAAACACTGTTTATGATAAGATTTCATCTATGGACACAACCATATCATGAAAACAAGCAACGCTTGTTTCATGAACAAATATTAAAACAGTAAACTGAAACTCCTTATTAGGTAGTGGAGATATAGAGATATGATGAGCTGAATATAACGCTTGAAAATGAATAGAAATCTGAGATATTCACGACTACTCAGCTATGCAATGACCTGCACCAGATGGGTTTCACGTGCCACTTAATACAGAACGACAAGCTGTAAAAGATATCCGAACAGCTTTAGGTTGATGAAGTAGAGATTGAACTAATTTTTGAATGACATTAAAAATACCTATGGCAGGTTACCGTTACAACTCGTCTGCTGGTGTTACCAATCAGGGTACCGGCGGGTACTATTGGTCTTCTTCTCGTTATAGTGCGAATTACGCCTACTACCTATACTTCAGTTCGGCTGCTCTTAGTCCCCAGGGTAACTACAGCCGTGCTTCCGGTTTCTCTGTTCGTTGTTTTAAGAATTCCCCTACTATACCTACATCCTCTTGGACAAAACTATATTGAACAAGTATAGAAGCAGGTTGAATATTCTGGAGTAGCACAGACTGACTAATAAGTTTAAGTAGTAACTGACAAAATTGGATAACAATAGCTGACAAAAATTTATGAGCTACAACAGTATGGAATAGTTGAGATACACTTTCAGAAGCTAACTGTGGTAAATATTATCAACGATGAAATAATTATTGATTTCCACGAACTTGAACAATAGCAAATCAAAGTACAACTCAAGTAGATGCAAGTAGTTATTGACCTTGAAATTATTACTCAAGTGATACATTCATAAAATATAATTGAAGATGGGATACAACAGATAACTGAAATCTAC